AAGCTGACCGCCGAGATTGTCCTGCATGGTATCAGCCATTTTCAGAGAAGTACCATCACAATTTATGATTGCTCCGTTCAGCTTTTCAATATCAGCAGGTGCAGCATTCATAAGAGCTAAAAAGCCTGACATTGCATTCTTTCCGACAAGTGACTGTGCGGCAGATGCTTTTTCAGATTCTGTCATCTGATTAAAAGCCACACGACAATCATCAAGAATGTCATTGAGGTCACGCATTGAACCGTCCTGATTGGTGGTGGCAATTTCCATCTCACCAAACTTTTCAGAACAGAACTTTACATCACCTGAAAGTGCTGTCATAATGGTACGCATGGAAGTACCAGACTGAGTAGACTTGATACCTGCGTTTGCCATCAGGCCGAGAGCCTGTGCTGTATCTTCACAGGAGAATCCTAATGCACCCGCAATCGGAGCGCAGTATTTGAAGGATTCACCGAGCATTGACACATTGGTATTTGCATTGGAAGATGCCGCCGCAAGTACATCTGCGAAGTGTCCGCTGTCCTTGGATGAAAGTCCAAAAGCAGTCAAAGCGTCAGTAACAATATCCGATGTGGTTGCTAAATCTTCACCCGATGCGGCTGCAAGGTTCATGATACCGTCAATACCATCAAGCATATCTGATGTTTTCCAGCCTGCCATTGCCATATAGTTCATGGCATCAGCAGCCTCGGATGCAGAAAACTTTGTTTTACTGCCCATCTCACGAGCCTTTTTTCGGAGTTGATCCAGTTCATCTCCGGCTGCACCTGATACAGCCGCAACCTTTGACATAGCACTGTCAAAGTCGGATGCAGTTTTTACTGCTGCTGTACCTGCGGCGGCAATCGGAACCGTAACCGTTTTTGTAAGAGTAGAACCAACATCCGAAATTTTATCACCGACATTCTGCAATACTTCTCCCGCCTCACCGATTTTCTTCAAAGCGGAAGTAGCATTTGAAGCCTCAGTTTCAAGATTTCGCAGTTCCTGTTCAGTTTCAATAATCTCACGCTGAAGGGCATCATACTGTTCCTGGGTGATATCACCTTTGGCAAGAGCAGCATTTGCCTGTTCCGCAGCAGTTTTCAGCGTTGCCAGTTTATCCTTAGTAGCAGAGATACTTTCCGCCAGTAACTTTTGTTTCTGGGAAAGCAGTTCTGTATTTTTCGGATCAAGTTTCAGGAGTTTATCTACGTCCTTAAGCTGAGTCTGAGTGTTCTTGATATTCCTATTGACACTTTCCAGAGCCTTGCTGAGTTTAGTGGTATCACCACCAATCTCGACGGTAATACCCTTGATTCTGTTTGCCATTGTGATTTCACCTCCGTTCTGGCATAAGAAAAGCACCTGCTTCTCAGCAAGTGCTTAAATGTAATTCATGAAACATTTCATAATATCTGAGATACTCCTGCGGGCATTCAATATCCGCTCCCATACCTTTTAATATCCCCCCCACAATACTCCTATGACAAATGCTTTCATCATCGCAGTAACAACATAAAGCGATATTATCTAAATGACTTCTGTCAACGAGTTCCTGTAGTATACTAAGAGATGTAGCCTGTTTCATTTCTGTTAGAAAACAGGGAAGGTAAATCGATGTAAAAGTTTGCTTATTCCATTGGTGACTATGGGCAAGTTCTCTGTATTTCATAAATAGACTTTGACTCGGGCTTATTTCGGGTACATGGCGGAAAGTATCGTTTTTTATATCATCATCCAGTTTTCTTACGATGTACCACTTTTCAAAGTCATCTAATATGGGCATCCCAATTTTGTGAAGTTTCAGCATAACCATCCCTCCTGTTTTATTCATATAATGTAGTTTTTTGGGTGCATAGTTGGTATATTATGTTCCTCACAGAAATGAAGAAAACCGAGATTATCTTCCTCCAGAATGATGATATCCTGTGTCTTGACTGAAACACCTTTTGTACTGGTTGAAGTAGTATAAAGATGGACAAGCTCTGAAGTCTTGTCATAGTAAACGTAGAGCTGCGTATTACCATTATACAGCTTATGATCAAGGATTGTCAGCTCTAAGTCTTGAATCTTTGGCACCTGCAATCTTTTTGTTCTTGACTTTATAATGATCACAACAGGAACAGAACATAGCATACTCGCAAACATCAATAGCATACAGATAATTGCAAAGTTTCCTTTTCCGAAAAACAAACCGAACATAAAGGAAAACATGGCAATAATCCATGCCAGAAGAATTGTCAGATTGATTTTTACATCCTTTGCTGACAATTCATACGTTTTAAATCTTACGTTATACATACAAACTCTCCTCATAAATCAGATATATTTTTATTATATCAGATATATGTGAAGATTTCAATCAAAAACTGTCCATGTCATTTTGAGATGCCATTTCTGACCAGCCTGTATATTCGTCATTTTCTCTTTCGCAGAACATATCATTGACAAGTCCGATGGTGAGCATATCCAGCTCACCAAGGGATATGCCAAGCTGTACACAGCGTAGGAGAAATAACGGAGTTGTCATCGGGCGGTCAGTCTGGCGATGTTTTTTTTAGATTCCACCTGTGTTGCCGTATTCAGTCCCCAGAGTTCGATAAGCTGAGGAAGAATCTCATAAATACTGAACGTGTTGAACTGCTCCAGGAAATCATCAGGATTGTCAGGCACAGTTTCAGGTGAGGCGTGTTTCGCCATCACATAAGCGATATTTTCAAAGACCTCGAGACTTTCGATATCGAGACCACTTGCCTCTTTATCTTCTTCCTCAGCTTCATTCACATTTGTCTGCAAAGAAGCAAAATCCTTGTAAATATCACGATGAAACTTCAGACGGTAAAGGCGAGGCACAGCCGCACTCGCCTTGAAAGGAACGGTAATTCCGTCAATAACAATATCCTTTTTGATAGCCATATCTGTACCTCCTTATGTGCTTGCCTTAGTGGTTGTTGCTGCCTTGGTGGTGGTAGTTGCGGTGTTGGGGTTGTAAGGTGTCTTGAACCAGTTGTTGTAAACAGAATCTGTAGTGCTTTCCGTAGTCTTACACTTGACAAGACCACTCGGAAGTGCAGATGCCTTGAGGGACAGTGTATCTGTCTTAACCTCTGTGCTTTCCTCTGTGGTAGAGGATTCTGTTTTCGGTCTGCTTGCACTGCAGCAGTAGAGAACGTGTCTGATGTGATGTTTGTCACCAAGGAACTCAAACATCATAGCAAACTGTGAAAGTTCTCCGTCATTCATTTCTACAAGTACACCGTTGTTATCCAGAACCTCGCCGAGAATTTCAGTTGCAAATTCTGTTGTAATGAGGGCAATTTCAAGATCGCCTGTGTATCCTGCATTGTTGTTGATGACGTAGTAAACGCCGTTATCAGCGTAGAAGTTTTCTGCCTCGCCATTTGCATCAATGGAAAGGCTGACAGCACCGGGGAGATGTACAGAGGTGCCATAGACAGGAACTGTCTTGTTGCCGTCAGGGTCTTCACCCCATTCGGTAATCTTACACCAGTAGACATTCTGCAGACCGAATTTTACTTTATTCTTCTTGTTAGCCATAGATTAGACCTCCATTTCGTATAACACTTCATACATCTTTTCAGACGGAATCCATGTTTCAGTTTTGGTGTAATAAATATGATGCCGACATAAAACGCTCTCGACCTGTTTTTCAAGGTCAGGAGCCTTTTTGTCGGTGTATAACTCAATATCCAGCATTTTAAAGCTGTGATACATATAGTTGTCAGCGGAGAAAGTGTGTTCTCCCGGCGATAAAAACAGCAAAAACGGAGGATTTGGACTTTCTCCCTCTGCAAAATGGTGGTATGCAAAGGGCAGTCCCATTTCTTCCATCATTGCCGCAATCTGTTCATACATCATGATAAAGCCTCTGTTATCAGTTTTTCAAGCATCTCCACTCCGCTTTCTTCGGCAGGAGCAATATGCGGTCTGCCTGCAACACGACCTCCGCCACGTTTGGCGTGACCTTTTTCAAGCAAGTGTGCAAGCTGATATCTGTTCTTGGAATGTACAGTCATTTCAAGTGTATGGCTGTTTTCCTTTGTCTTTTTGGTAGTCCAGCTTTTCGCATATTTGCCTGTATGCTTGGGAGCATTTGCGGAGATGTTTTTCTTTACCTCAGTTGCTGTCTTTTTCACAGCTTTCTTCATATCTGCTTCTGCCAGGTCAACGTATTCCGTCAGACCTTTCATGATTTCATCTGCAAGATTATCAATTGATGTCATCGAAATTACCTGCCTTTCTCGTTTCACCTTCAATTTTCATGTAGCTGTTGTGGTCGTACAAAGGGGTAATTCCTGTGATATCATAGATGTTTCCTCTGAATAAAATACGGAAAGCTGTACTGTTGACGTTGAGTGCTGCAGGACTCTGCCTTATCAAAAATTCAAGTTTTTGGACTTCTTTTGCTACTCCTGCATCGGTTGTTTCTGTCACAGATTTAGTAGTCACACAAGCCCAGAGTGAAACGGTTTCTTCCCATTTCGTGATGTGATTACCAATTTCGTCTTTGACGGTTCTGTGCTGTAGGATAGTGATTCTGTGATTGAGCTTTCCGATTTCCATCAGATAATACCTTCTCTCTGTGCAAACAAAATTGAACGCAGACATAAAGTCAGCTTGTGATAATCGGGATTACTGCGGTTTTCATACAGATAACCGAGTGCGAACAGCATAGCCGTCCGCACCGTATCTTCATTTCGTGCAAGTTTTTCCTCATTGAGCCTGCCCACATCCTTTACAAGCTGTCTGGTAGTCATCAGCAGATTCTGAATCAGTTTGTCATCCTCATCATAGTCCACTCGCAGATAGTTTTTAGCTTCCTTAAGAGTAATCACTTACATCAACCCTTTGTTGTAGTAGTTGTACCGCCCTTGACCTTAAGCACCTTAACTGCTTCCGGAAGAATGAGCTTACCATCTACACGCTGAGATGCAAGGAAGCCGACCTGTCCGTTCATTGCAAAGAGCTCATTGAGTCTCTTGAGAGAACGTCCCTGTCTGTCGGCAATCCAGTAATACTTGAGGTCACCGAATGCCACAGCTCTGTTACCGGCATCTGCAGTAGGAGCATATACACTTGTTACATAAGGGCGGTTGAAGATCATATCTGGAACACCAGCTGTCACAGAAGGCTGCCAGATATAGTTTCCTGTAT